TAAACAGGTCAAACCCAGTGTAAGTAAAATCTAATAGTTGAAGAACATTATTAAATTCATCATGAATTTTTTTCTTGATGTTGTCAGCAAGATCAACATTATCAAGAATTAAATTTACCGGTGCACCATCACTATCACTTATGATTGCACCATTTACAATTTCAGTAATTGCGGCATCACACTCAGGTTGCACCGCACTAGCGCGATAACGCAAGATAAGATCTTTTTCATTGTTTAAACTACCGCCGTCAATATCAAGAATTTGACCATAATAACCAGCCGCACTATTTGCAGCACTGACGTATGCAGCACCATCATTGTCAACTGGTAAAGCAAAGGTTTGCAAAGCTTTATCATCATCTGTTTCTTTGCCTAGACGCTTAGTTATTTCAAATCCAAATATCTTCATATAATTTATATATAATAAGAGCAGGAGCACGTATAAACATGCTCCTGCTCAATAAACACTTTATGGTTTAGATAATTTTATTTACATTATCAGACCAGTATTGATAGTTTAATTCAACCGTGAACTCTTCAATAGTATCTGTTGAATCATAGCTCAGCTCAATTTGACTTATATTGGTTGGGTATATACCAACAAACGAATAAGTCTTTAGTACATTTTCAGCACGATCCAATTGCTCCACCATCATGGTGGTGTCTAAATATCCCAATGATGTGCTTCCAGTATATGCGGATATGTTTGCTTTATGTGCAGTGATCAAATTCATCCAATTTTCAAATGCAGTACGAATAGCCATATTGTTATCATTGATAACAGTAATGGTCCATGATTCAAACGTGCGGTCACCCGCAATTTTTAATTTGCGCCCGCGGAATGGTACTTCAATGGTACCAATTATGCTAGCAGGTAATGCAGCACCTTTAATCAAGAAACTTGCTCTTTCGTGATCAAGACTTGATGAATTAGGCCATGCTACTGTTACTCTAAACAGGTTTGGGCGTGCGCCGCCGCCTATAAGTTTTGATTTAAAATTTTCGATTCCAGCCATATTATTTTTTTTTTCTAAGTTAAATTGTTATATGTTTATTTATATTAGGAACCAACGATTGTTCTAAACTCAACGCCAGTAAGTGTGGCAATAAAGTTAAGTGTAATAAAGTTGATTGAACGTGTTGGTTTGATATAAATGTCGGCAACAAAACTGTTAGCATCAATAACTTGCCCAGTGTTGTTTGTGGTATCACAAACAACGCGGAAGTCAGTAATACCACGACGGCCTTGAACATCACTCAAGAATGGCACAACAATATTTCTAAATGCTGCACGTGTAAAGTCATCGTTTTGTTCAAACAATTGAAATTTAGATGCGTTAGCAATTGCCTTTTCAAGTGTAATAAACAAACGGCGAACATTGATGCGATCAAATGCACTTGGTTTTGTTAAACGAGTTTTATCACCAAACAATACTATGCCTTGACCTGGGAATGCAACAATTGGATTAACACCTGCGGCATACAATGTATCACGGCTTGCTTGATTTGGATTGTAGGCAAGTTTGACTACATCCTGTAATTGTCCACGGTTAAACCCAGCTGGGCTAAACCATGCATCAGCAACAGCATCAGTATTTGCGCATAAACCAGCAATGTGACCGCAAGCAGGAATATAAAGATAGCTGTCAGCGTATTTGTTGTATACATAAACCGGTGATGAATCCATTACCATATAACTGTTGGCTGGAACAGCTAGGCCAAGCTTGTTTGTAATTTGAGCAAGGCGAGCAGTATCAGTTGTTTCAGCAGTAATGCTCAATGGAGCACTCATGAAACCAACACAATCTTTGCGCGCAACAACAATGGCCGAGAGGTGGCCGTCATTGGTAACTGCGGTAGAAGTTGTGTTATGAACCTCACCAAACAATAAACTCAGGTCAACACTTTGCTCATCTGCAAACAAGTCATATGCATCACTCATGCCAGATTCCGTCATGGCAGCGTTTGCGCCGCTAAGTAACGTAATTGTTACACCACCGGTTGAAGCCTTTGTGCCTAATGGTGTTGATAGTGCGCTTAAAGCAGTAACATCTGTAACAGCAAATTCCGTTTCAATTGCTCCCGAGCTGGTGGTTCCAGTTGTAATACGAGAGTCTTTTAATTTGTTGATATAGATGTAATTTGAAGTACGGTTAATTACTTCACGATAGTAATTGGTTGCACCATTTTCAGTTTTTGCATCGGTAAAGAGTGAAAGGCCTTCATATTTTTCAAGAATCGTCCCAGCCGTACCAGTAAATGACCCGTCGCTATCAATAACAGCAACATGAATTTCATCCACAACTTTGAGCAAGTTGGCAGCCAAGTTACCTGAATTGCTATTTGCAGTTGCAACAGCTGTAGCATAAGTACTTGTGCCAGGAACATATGAAAAGTCTGTAGCACTAGTGCGCGCAGTAATGCCAGCGCCGCCAGCAGCTAATGCGTTTGCACGGCAAAGCACCACTTTAAGGCTATTGCCAAGAGAACCAGGGTAACGACCTACAATTGCGCTTTTAATAGTTTGCGAAGTAAGCGCATCAAATACATCTTTATTTTTAACAGCTGCTGCGTTATATACACTATAAGCAGCACTAGCACCAATTGTAGTTATATTTAATGTGCAGCCAGAGCCGGCGCCGCCAGTTGTAAGTTTGCCACTGCCGGCTGTGTATCCTGAACCACTAGAAAGAAGTGTAACCGCTGTTACAGTACCGCCTTGACCAATCGTTGTCACGGTAGCAGTTGCTAGATCGCCTGCTGCTCCAGCTGTGATGGTAAGAACGTTACCGACGACGTAACCGCTACCAGGAGCTGTTGGCGTTGCGTTTAGAGCAGTAATTGTATTATAATTAGCACCGGAGCCAATTGTGGTTATATTTAATGTGCAATTAGAGCCAGTTCCGCCAGTTGTACCTTTACTTCCGCCGCCGGTGCTGTATCCTGAACCACCAGTAAGAAGTGTAACCGCTGTTACAACACCGCTATTAACAGTTGTAACTTTAGCTGTTGCAAGATTGCCTGCTGCTCCAGTTGAGATGGTAAGAACGTCATCAACGGTATAACCAGTGCCACCAGCTCCTGGTGCTGATGCTAAAACAGTAATTGCTGTTGAACTTAAAAACGGTGAAGCAGCATTAAAATCTGTGGCTTCAACCGAACGAGAAACTTTAAGATTATTGCTGTATTTTAAACAGCTTGCTGCAGGAAAAAAGCTAGCTGTTTGAAATGTATTGGTGTTGTTTGGCGCACCAAACGATGTTACAAGATCTTTTTCAGAGCTTACAGTAACTAGTTGACCAGCTGGTCCCCAGTTGAATGATCCTGCATAACCACCTAAGCTGGTAGCAAGTGAAGGTACAATGTTTGTTAGGTCGATTTCTTTAATTTCGACACCGGCTGAATATAAGGCCATATTTTTTTATTTTTTCAGTTGTTATAATAAGTTGTCATAATAAGAAGGCTTTCAATAATCCTATTTATAAAATATGACATTTACAAGCCGTTCCATTCACGATTTTGCTCTAGTGCTTCTTCATAGTATTGCGAGCTTTGAGGAGCGTCCGATACATAGTTGTTTATGATGCCAAACAATGGAACATCTTCGTCCATTTCACGTATTTTTTCACTATACAATAACTGCTTAAGATCAATGTTACTAATACCACCAAATGCTTCAGTGCTAACAAACCATGCAAACATAACCAAGTTCATTACCATGTCGTCATGTTTACTACCACGTGCCGCATAGCTGTCGCCGTGCGGCTCAAAGGTGCTAAGTTCAATAATGGTATCCATGTCGCATACATTTAACTTACCACTTTCAATCAGGTCTTTTAGATTACTGCAGCCAATACGTTTTACACGTTTGGTCATCATCACACCAATACCATTGCTCTTGACTGCACTTGATACAAACATATTGTCATATTCATATTCATAGTATACAGCATTGCAAACTACTTGGCCAGCATCGTTATTTTCAATGACAATCATAGCATTGTTGTATTGCTTACCTGCACGTACAATAAGTTCTGGATATATCAGTGGGCTTATTAGGTTGTCACGATAAGTACACACTGTCTTAAATGGTGTGCTGCTAACATCAAAAACCGTAAATGTGCTATAGTCTTGGCCTCGCCCTTTGCTAACATCAACAGTCATGATATAGTCATGTCCTTCAACAGGATCTTCATAATACTTTATGCCATACTGACGCTTGTCCGGCTCAACACCTTGCAGCCCAAGCAAACAATTCGCAGAAATTAGTGTTGAGCCGGAACCCAAGAAGCTACAATTAAATTCTTGGTCAAATTGTAGCTCTGACGTGTTAGCAATTGTTTGTCTTCTCCATTCCGCATCGCGTCCTGGAACATCACGCCAATCAACTTGAAAAGGTTTATAATCACTACTTCCTTGAACAGCGCCTTCCCATAATTTGTGAAACATATTGCCCACACCATTGGGTGTGCTTGTAACAATTACTTTAGTATTTTTACCACTAACAATTACAGGATATGTAGCGGTA